CCTATATATTCTAAAGCATCCATAAAGTCACGTTCATCATAATGCTGGATCGTTTTCAGATCCATTTTGTGTGTATGATTTTTAGGGAATTTAGCTTTTTCTTCTTCTGTAATTTCAACAGCTACAACCGCTGCCCACTTCCAATCACTAGTATTAGTACCATCAACAAATACCATACCTTTAGTTGGTATATTTACTACTGATGGGAAGAATTTACATTTTGATTCATCATCAATATAACCTAAAGCTCTATAAATTTCAGGTAATGTTTCTTCAAATTGAGTTAATGTTTCAGTATCTAATTTTTTAGTACTATCAGAGGAAAATCCACACCCGTAACAGAACCAAACATTGTGTCCTTCATTATCAATATGATAACAAGCATCGGATGTACATCTAGGGCAAATTGTTAATTGATCTTGCATTATTCAGCTTTTTTTAATTTAGGTAATTCTATTTTTTTAAGTTGAGGTAATTTTAATTCTATCTGTTTAGGAATTTTATCACCAATTAATGATTCTAATTTTTCACCCATTTTCTCTAAACTAAATTCAGTACGTGAAAGATACGACTGTCTTTTTGCCCCATCAAGATAGTTTTTGTAATTTTCAAAAACATCTTTTAATTTTTTACTAGCCATTTTGTAATCAGCAGTAAACCATCTACCTTCTGGGAGTAACATATCTTGTACTGTAGCACTTGGATGGATTTGATCTACCATACCCGACAATGGAACTATCCAATCTAAATTCAAGAAATCTAAATGTCCACTCCAATTAGATACAATCAATGGTTTTTGTGATATAGTTGCTTCTAATAATGGACGACCATATCCCTCACCACGTGTAAATGAAACGTGTGCTTTTACTTTTGGATGATTATATAATTCATTCATTTCTTCATCCGTAAATTCACCATGTAATAAATAAATACTTGGTAAATCGCCTTTAACCATTTTCTGGATTGAATTAATTTTTTCTAATATTTCAGCTTTATCCATTATTGATGGAGTGGCACTTTGTGTTTTTAGAATTAAAGCTGGTTTATCTTTTTTATTAGCAAATGTTTCTAAGAATGTTTTAATCATTCCACCTACATTTTTTCTATCTTGACTAAATTCACCTTGTAACCAATGACCTACAAATAAGAAAGCAAATTTTTCAGGAATACTATTTAATTCAGGTAATGATGTTACTTTATCTAATTTTTTATAAATTTCAGTATCTACACCTTCAAATAATACTTCAATTGGTCTTTCTAATTTAACTACTGCTTCTACTTGTTGTGTTTGAGTATTGCGTTTTTCAAATGTAGACTGTTGAAATACTTTTTTAGCATGTTCTGATGATACTAAATTTAAATTCATTCTATTTAAACCTTCAATCCATTGAGGTGCACATAAATCAGTTTCAATACCTGCTGTTACACCTATATTAAATTTACCTACTGGTTGGAATTCATTTGGTACTGTAACTTGCATCCAAACATCTGGTTGTTTAGGTAAACTAGGTTCTCTTAAAATGCAGTCCATGATTTGTTTATGTTCAGGATTATCTGCTTTTAAAAACCCAAATGGAGTTATTCCCCATCTTTGTGGTACGATTTTAATATCGTACTTATCTGTTTTTAATAATGCTTTTACAATATCTCTACTGCGTGCTCCATATCCACTAAATGTATCGATAGGGCAACTTATAACGAATAATGGTTTCATAACTATTTTGCTATTGGGTGTTTTACGTAATGTTTTGGTTGAGTAGGAATTTCTACTTTAATTAAATTATATTTTTCTCTAGGTTTAAACATTTTAAATGTTTCATCAATACCATCAATAACGTTTTTAGACATTAATCTAGCAGACATCATTGATTCATTTGATGTAACCCATTTACGAGCAGCTTCACCTAATTTAGCTAATTTTTCAGGTCCCATATCGTATGCTTTACGTAATTGATTAGCTACGTCTTGAGGATCCATTCTATCATCATAGATATAAGGTGTTGGTACTGATCCTACTAAGGAAATATTAGATGGGAATACTGGGAAAGCCCATTCACCACATTTTTTATATTTGCCTCTATGGTTTGAACCAAATTCTTCTGTAAATTTAATCCACTCACCATTTTCATCTTCAAATCTCATTTGATCTTGCATACCACCTGTTACACCTGCTATAATTGGTCTTCCAGCCATCATTGCTTCTGTTAATGATAATCCCCATCCTTCATTAGATGAAATTAATACATCAATATTAGCACAATTATATAGCCAATTCATTTGATTTGGAGCTAAACGTTGATGAGACCATATTATATTATATATTCCTTCTTCGTTATTACCAAATAACATATCATATACTGCTGGTAAGTCAGTTCCGTTTTCGTCTACGGGTTGAGTATGTAATATTAAAGCTGTTTTCTTTGCTTTTTCTTTAGGTAATTCATCTATAAACATTTTCCAAGATAATAATACATCTGGAGTTGACTTACGTCTAATATTTCTAGAGTTCCATATAGTAACGAAATCATATTCTTTACCTTGGAATAATTGTTTTTTAAATTCTTGAACCGCTAAATATTCTGGGTTAGATGAATCAATTGGATAAAATATATTTTCATTAATTCCATGAGGAACATATTTAATTAATTTACCTTCTGCTTGTTTACCTAATACTGAATAATTAATATTTTCAGTTTGTTTAGAGATAGCAAGTAATGTATCACATGATTCATAGAACGATTTATTATACATTGGATAAGGTAAGTCATCCCAAATATTAAGATAAATCATAGGTACTTTAGTACGTATTTCATGTTCCATCTGAAATAACCAAACCCAATATCTTGGATCTGTAAAGAACATAATAGCATCTGGTTTTTCTATCTCCATCATTTGTCTAATTAACTCCGGAGTTCCATATCCACTCATAGGATATAATGTTATTGATGAGTCGGAAATACCAGCTTGTTTGTTTGTATCTTCTGATAAATCTAAACGCTTGCCTTGTTCTGGGTGTGTAATTGCTCCTCCTATGTTAACCCAATTATAATGATGAGCGGTACCAACTACTATTTCTCTAGCCATTGTTGAAATACCACTCGACATTCTAATATCGTCACACAGTAATAGGATTTTCTTGCGATCTTCTTTTTTAATGTAACCTTCTTTCATAAACTTTTTTAAATACTTCCTGTGAATTGTGTGTTTAATTGATTGTGTATTGTTTTTCTGAAATCATCATCTGTTAAGTATAGGTACATTGAACGTTCTGTTAATTTTTGAACGCTGAATTTATAACGTACACATGCTATTTTAAATTGCTCAAATAGATTTTCAGGCACCTTTACACTTGTTAATTGCATTTTGTCTGCCATAATCGTATATTTTATATTGTGTATATAAATATATATGGATCTAGAAAGACGCATTCTTTTGGTCGCAATGTTCTGTACCTGCGTATGGACACCATTTACAACTGCTTTCGCCTATATTTTTAAGATACGACTTTTCTATTGGCTTTCCACTTCCATCAAAGCAGTCTTTTATAAATTCTTCGAATGACTTCAACGCTTGAGAGCGTTTATTCTTGCCGTTTGCGGGAATGAATGATTGTACTCGTGGGATTGGGAACTCGGCTTCTTCCCATATTTTACGTTTTACTATAAAGTATTCTACGTCTATATTATCAACTGGGAATCCGTATTGCTTAGCAAAATATTCTTTGTATAGTAATATTTGTGCTATTTTCTTATCGTCTTTCTTTTCTTTATCTGACCAGCCACGAGTTGATGTCTTAATATCGTAAATATAAACTTTATTGTTAATTATATCGTATAATACGAAATCGATATAACCTTTTAAGTATAAATTATTTCCTAAATTCTGAACAATAGGTATCTCGATACCTAATAATTTCATATCTTTTAGTTTAAATAATGTATTACGTTTCTTTTTAATCCATTTGATGATAGCACTTCCATCATCATAGAACTCTCTCATTTCAACTGCTGATGAGAAGTGTGTTTTTGTTTTCTCGTATGCTGCTTGATATAGACTAATGAATTTTTCTTGAAATATGGTTTCAATATCTTCTCTATCAGCTGCTGCCCCACTTTCAGCATACATTACTTTTAAATAATGTTGAAGTGCCTCATGCATTGCCGTACCAAATATAGTGTGAATACTATCTTGATATGGATTTAAACCCTTCATATAACTCAGGTACCATTGGTTTGGACACGTAGCCCAAACCGAGTACTGAGAATATGATACTGATCTTTGATATTGATAATTTATAACTGGAGCTATATGATGTTTAATCGTTAACTCAATTTCAGTTAATTTTTCTTTCTTTTTCTTAGCCATTAAATGTTTCTCTAATTTTTTTACCTAACTCCATATTATTCGGAGTATCTTTTATCATCTGTTTTATCATAGGAACAAATGACATTTCTTTTTTGATGTATTGAGCTGCATCTAATAACTCTTGATATAGATGATTCATATAATCATCTTTATTGTTTTGATCTAAAGTTGTATTATATTTTTTAATACCTACTTTACTTCGTGAACGTAAATCCTCTACTACTGCTTCCGTAATTAAATCTGGTGTTTTATATTCCAATGTATCCATTGTTGTTGTAGTTGTCCAATTATATTTAGGTGTTTCTTCAGCGCATCTAGAGAAACCTTTTCGTTCTTTATCTTTTTCTTTTACGTAATTATCCCAAGAACCATATTCGTTTAGGATATCTGTTAAGTGTGAGGTTAGTGATCCCATTATTTACCGTTTATTTGTTTTGTTATTGATTTAATTTCTTCGTCAGGTAACATGCTAATATATTCTTTAGCTTCCTTTTTAGATATTTCAAAATATTGTTGAATCGCTTCTAATTCGTCCTCATTATATTTTTTAGCATTAGTTGCTTTAATATATTTTAAATACACATATTGTTTAGGTATTAAGTCCTTATACAAATTATATAAGTATTCACCTTTCATTTGCCATGTATTTTTCTGTACGAAATTAACTACCTCACAGTAGTTTTGATCCATAGATAAATAACGATTGATCATCCAATTGTTCCATCCTTCGTCCCCTAGGTATTCACCTTTATTTGTTGTTATGTTCTTTAAATGATCAAATATATTCATTAGTAGTATCTTTCGTCGTCACTGTATTTTTTAGATTGTAATTGTAAGGTTAACATACGATTAGTATTATCTAAACCATTTATTATGTGTGTCAATCTAGCAACTTCTGATTGACTTCCCAAATATGATTTTTCTAAACCTATTATTCGTTGGTTCAATTCAACTACAATTTGTCTTAGTTGTACAATTTCTTTTTCTAATTCTTCTTTTTTCATTTTTAATTTTTTATTAAAGAACATTATTCTTTATTTTTTAATTGTGTAGGTAATGTTTCTTCTAATACTTCTCC